AGATAGACTTCTACCAACTCCGATGCCCCCAGAAGAAAAGCAGGCATTAAGGGATAAGGCAAAAAAAGATATAATAAATGCAGGAAAATTGTCGTTCCTTGCTGATCTTCCTGGTTCTCCTGGGGACCTTAGTTCTCTATATTCTAAATTTGTACCAGTGGCGGGTGGACAGTCAATTGACGATTTATATTCTGGGGCTAGAAAACCTAGCCAAGTTTTGTCCGAGGGCATTGGTTCTAAATTCTTTCAAGATGTTTCTGGAATAAAGCCAGAAGGTGGTTTTCCAGAAACCTTTTTTAGGGCAGCATTTGCTACAACCCCTATCCCTGTATCGGCAGTCGTGAATACTTTACAAACAGGCAATAGATTAGCCAAGATGGGTTCCCCTTTTGCTTTGTTAAATAAATTTGATTTTGATGCACCGATTGACCCTGCAACAGGAATGAGGTTTGCTCAAGAAGTTGGTCCCGCTGTTTCAAAAGGTGCGAGAGCGGATGACGTTCCACGAACCAATGCTGAAGTTCTTATGAATGAATCTGCCCAAGGATCAGGTGGAGGTAGAAGTCCAGAAAAAATAGATATTAATAAAAAGACTAGAGAACTAGATGAGGTTACTCCTAACAATATATTAAGCACAGATAAAAGTGTGTATTCTCGTTTACTTTATGATTTAGAAAATATAAATCAGCGAGGAGGACTAGCTTTCCCCAAACAAGGAGTGAAGGGCGAAGAAGCTTTACAGTTGCTGAGTACTAGAGCTACTTTTGCAGAAGCCGAAGAATCGGGATTAGTGGCTTACTTAAACTACAATAAAGATAAAGTAGTTAAAGCTGAGGATATGTTAAAAATTGCCAGAGCTTATAAACCAAAAATAGAAAAAAAAGTTTATTCATTAAATGAATTTAAACAAATGCAACAAGATCAAGAAGTGGGGGCAATCAGTAAACAACCTTTTAAAGATTATGATCAAGGTATAAGAAACTGGGATATGCAACTTCAAAGAAATATTGATCTTGTAGCAACAGATTATAAAACCATGCATTTCAATGATTCAAGGGAACCTAATGTAGCTAAGAAACAAACACAGAATACTTTTATTAAGGCTAAGACAAAAGGGTTAACAGGTGAAGACGCTCAATTTACTAACGACACAGGATTTCACGACTACGGAGAAACCTATGCCAACCCTGGTTATATTGGTCATGCAAGATTTGCAGATGTTACTCTTGATCCTAATTTAAATAATGGATTAACTAATGGCATTGTTTCTATAGAACTTCAATCTAATATGGCAGGGAGAAAAGATCTCAATAAATCTATTGAGACAGCACCTGATAGAGTTGCTCCGTTGGAGAGTCAAATAAAAAAAGAAAAAGCTAAAGCAGCAGCTCTTGATGCAAAGATCAATCGTTCCTTCAGTGATTTTGAAAAAAATATTGAAAAACAATTTGGTAGAAAAGTTACTAATGAAGAGATAGATGCTTTTGAAGCTTCTCAAAAAAAGTATCGTCTTGGTAGTGAAGGTCAGTTTGACAAAGACAACTACAAATTGACAGAACTAAAAAGCGTAAAAATACCGAAGTTAGAAGACGATCTTAAAAGGCTTAAAAAACTAGTTAAAAAAGGTACAGACAAGAGTGATGATTTTGGTGTTAGAGCACAACAAAGAAGATACGACATAGAGGCGGGCACTGAAACGGAAGAACTTATTCCTGGTTATAAACCTGAACAAAATAAGGATCATTTAAATATATTAACAAATGAAAAACGAGTTCTATTAGATGAAGTTGCAAAGATAGATAAGGAAGAAGGAATTGGAGTTACTGCTTTTACAACAGAAAAAGACAATTTAATAAAACAAAAAAACACTTTAGCAGATAAAATGGAGACATACGCTAAAGAGGCAGATCAATATGAATTCTTAGCTGAAAATATAAGTAAGTCTAACTTTAAAGCTGATTCAGTATTATTTCAATTAGACTCAAAAATAAAGAAGGCAGATAATTCTGCTAATTTTGATCCTTTAGATCTTAGCCCGTATACTGTTTATAAAGGTCCGAATAAAGCTACTGACGAATATTTTGATTTTATGGTTGATAATAAAGGAGGTTTAGATTTAAACTTTAAAATTAGATTAGCTCAAAATCAAATAGACGGAAATATTAATAATCTTCAGCAATACGAGCAAAAAACAAAAGAGATGGGTTATAATTTTTTTCAAAGAGCCACAGGGAAAAAGAACGATAACAAAGAACTTGTTAGAAAAGCAATGATTTCGGAAGCTCAAAATTATTATGAAACACAGAAACTTGTTACTAACCTTGGTGAGTTCGTTAGGTATTATGAACCTTTTACTTCAAAGTTTAATAAAACAATTATTGAAGATTTAACTCAAAGATTAAAACCAACCAATTCAAGAGAAACTATAGTAAAAGCAGAACAAGATTTAAGAAACACAATTGAGGATGCTTTGGAGGATTCTGGGATAAACCTTGAAAAGATAGCAAAAGAATATGTTGAAAAATCAATTAAGCAACATAAACGTATTCCTGCATTTACTGCTCAAACAACAAAAGATCCAATTAGAAACAAAAAACAAGCCATAGAAGATTTAATAAAAAGACTTACATCATCTACTGGGCTTAAACATAATAAAGTAAAAATACAAGGAACTGAAAAAGCAGTTGGTTCAGATGGTAGAGATATAATTGTGTCCACTGATAGTGGTATGGTTAATAAAATGAATGATGATTTTTTTGATGCTAGTATATATTCTATGGATAATTTAAATATATTAAATGCCAGACTTGGAAAAGGTATGTACGATGATTCGATTAAATATGCTAATGACAAATATGAAGATGCTTTAGCACAAGCACAAGGTCTTGCAAAAAAGATAGAGAATGATTATTCTGAAACTAAATATTTAGACAAAACAAAAGCTTTGGCAAAAAAACTTAGGGGCAATAAAAATAAACCTTTATATGATGCTTTTATAGCCGGTGTGAAACATGATGCTCAAGAAATGTTTTATCCAGGGATTATGTATAATCCTTATTTTAGGAATGTACCTTTTCCAAATCTAAAAAAAGCAACTCAATTTTTAGCTAGAAGTAAAATAGAATATGCTATAGAAAATGGTAAAGAATTTATTGCCTTTCCTTCAAGAAAAGACTATGCACATGCAAGAGAAGATTATAAGCAAGGAGCTTTTTCTGCAATGTATGGTCAAAATTTAGACGAGATTTTAAGGGAATACGCTAAAAAAGGTGCTATATTAAATGTGCAGCCAATAGATGCTTCAAATAAAGCTACTATGTCAACTCAAGTAGGTTTTGACCCTATGAGAATATTAGACCTAAGACCATTATTAAAAAGCAGAACTACTCAAGTAAATGGTGAGAATGTTATAAAAAAAGAAGCCATACCTAGAATGGCTAAAGGCGGCTTATTTGAAAAATTTAGAAAGGCAGGATAATGGCGATACAACCTAGACAAATAGCAGGGATGGTAGAAGACTCAATGGGAGCAGGTGGTCAAATGATGCCTGAAGAAGATAGTCTTCAAATTGAATTACCAGATGCAATGGATGAATTACCAGAGGGAATTGAGTTAGCTGATGAAGAGGGGTTAGAAATTGAAGCCGAGCCATATGATCATGGAGCCAATCTTGCAGAGGTTCTTGACGATTCAGTTTTGGGAGAATTATCATCTGATATCAGATCGAAGTTCCGTGAAGATTTGGAGTCTAGGGAAGATTGGGAAGAAGCTATTGCCAAGGGGCTAGGGTTACTTGGAATTAATTATGAAGATCGAAGTGAGCCTTTCTTAGGGGCGAGTGGTGTAACACACCCATTACTTTCTGAAGCTGTTACGCAGTTTCAAGCACAATCATATAAAGAGATGTTGCCAAGTGGTGGTCCTGTAAAAACACAAGTTCTAGGAACACCTACAAAAGAGACAGAAGCACAGGCTCAACGTGTAGAAGATTTTATGAATTATCAGATTACAGAGATCATGGAGGAATATGATCCTGACACTGATCAGATGTTATTTTATCTGCCCTTAACTGGTTCTACCTTTAAGAAAGTATATTTTGACGAGACTAAGCAAAGGGCAGTTTCTAAATTTGTACCAGCCGAGGATATGGTTGTTCCGTATTCGGCTTCTGATTTAAGAACGGCTGAGAGGGTTACACATGTAGTTAGGATGACATATAATGACATTCGCAAACTACAAATAGCAGGAGTTTATAGAGATGTTGAATTATCTGAAGCAGACGATAGCGAAGATGAAGGAGCTATCCAAGGACGTGCTGACGAGTTGTTGGGTTTACGTCCAAACTATTCCGATGACTCTTACACTTTATTGGAGTGTCACGTTGATTTGGATTTGGAAGGTTTTGAAGACACGGATATGGAGGGGAATACTACGGGTGTTATGTTGCCTTATATTGTCACCATTGATCAGGGTTCTGGAAAAGTGTTATCGATTTCTAGAAACTTTAGAGAACAAGACACATTAAAGAGAAAGAGACAATATTTTACTCATTTCAAATTCTTGCCAGGATTTGGTTTTTATGGTTTCGGGCTACTCCACACAATTGGAGGTTTATCTCGTGCTGCAACTTCTATTTTAAGGCAGTTGATTGACGCAGGTACATTGTCGAATCTTCCAGCAGGTTTTAAGGCTCGTGGTGTTCGTATCCGTAATGATGATGAGCCTCTTAATCCTGGGGAGTTTCGAGATATCGATGTACCGGGTGGAGATCTCAAAAATTCAATCATCCCACTTCCATATAAAGAGCCTTCGGCTACATTAGCACAGTTATTAGGTGTTGTTGTTGACTCTGGCAGACGTTTTGCACAGGTTGCTGACGCTAAAATAGCTGATATGAACTCTCAAGCACCTGTTGGAACGACTGTTGCGTTGATTGAGCAGGGTTCAAAGATCATTTCTGCTATACATAAGCGTCTACATTACGCTCAAAAGCAAGAATTTCGCATGTTAGCCGAGATTTTTAGTCTC